CCTCTTGCAAACTTCGTAGATCGCTGCCTTCGTGTGCCAATCAAATACGCGACCACATAACTCGTGGTTGCACTTCATATTGTAGATTCTCATGTCACCTCCCTTAGGTTTGGAACCTGTTAATTACGGCCTCAGGGCTGCTCGGTGCAACCTCTCGTGGCCCAGCCCCTGCAAGGGGGTCCCCCATGGCATTCATACCAGTGTTCTCAACCCCCTGCGCTTGAGGCCCTTCCGGTGCTGCTGCCTGTGGAGCGGCTGCTCCCATTGCTGCGCCCTGAAGCTGGGATAGCGGCCCAGCAAGAGCGCGTTTGTCTTGCCTCCATACGGTGAAGGCCTTGTCCATAAAGTTTTGAATGGCGTTGGGTGGAAGCGCTCCAGCCTGAACAAGGGGAGCGAGTGTCGCAGCAACCCCCTGTATGGTTTGGAGTAAACCCATGAAGGCCCTTTGCTCCTCTGCTGGGTCTGTGGGAATGGTAGACCCTGCCTGGACATCAACGTCGTAGTAGCCCTGGATGTCGGAAGAGGTGAACGAGATGAACTCGTCGTCTCCGTTAGGACCATCTATCCGCATGTATCTAACGTCGTCCCAGTACTGACGAATGATTGCGAGGATTTTCCTTGAGAGGGACGACACAAAGTGTTCCGTGGCCTCTAGGCGCATGCCAACTCGACCGCGAGTGGCTGCTGACGCAATGGCTACCTCAGTGGCTGTGGTTCCCTTTCGGCTAGACCCACCACGTTGAAACACATCAATCCCAGAGATTTCGTACATGAGCTTGGCTAGCCCCTGAATAACCATTGGGGTTGTGCTCGGTGGGGGAGCCTCTGGAAGAAGCATGATTGCATCCTGGATGCGGGCAACGCTTGCAGGAAGCTCTGCCACATCCATGTCTTCGTCAGACTCAAGCAGCGCAGCAAGCTGTCCGCTTTCCAGGGCTCCGGGCGCTGTCACGAACTTCCTTCTGGAGGAGAGCCTGTGATGACGAAGGATATATGCCCACTCGTCGTTCAGCCTGTCGGAGATACCCTTGATTGCAGCAAGGTCAGAGACCCTTGTGCTGTAGAAGCTGTTGGGTACATCCACGAAGCGCATCACCTCGTATGGATACCCCTTCATCTCTAGGGGGTCTTGAATGTGCCGCAGGACTAGCTGTGACGACGACTCTACTCCAGATGACTTTGTCGTCCACATTACGTATCGCCGCAGCCCATCGTCTGTCTGTCGCCAATAGCGAACCTCATACAAGACGATGTACTCAGGGGGAAGTTCTGGGCGGTCTAGGTTGTTTAAGGGGGTCTGACCGCTTAGTGACACAGGAACTGTTTCACTCAGCCACGCATCCGGCTCCATGTCTGGGGGAAGGGTAAAGCGATCATCTCTCTTGAGGTCGTCCAGGCGAACAACCATTCTCTCGCATACCCATGGGCACTGCTTAAGGTCTGCATATCCTGGAGGGAGGATGAGGTCCCACGGAGCGACCCTGCTTACGGTTGGATTGTCCTGGGGGCCCTCATCGAAAGAAAGCTCTTCGGAAGCAAGAAGCGCCCTTAGCTGCCTCTTCTGTACACCGGTAAGAGGATCTTCCTCTGCGTCCTCTATCTTCTCAGGCCCAGAGTCATAGTCCTCTTCAATGTAGAAGGAGTCACTTGAGTCGTAACCAACCTTTGCTATCCCGATTCCAAACAGAAGGGTGTCTAAGACAACAGCCCTTGTTGTCTTATTCCCCTCTATCTCTCGCCAGATGTAGTTGAGCGCGCTCTCAGCAATGCGAGCAGACTCCTTGTCGCCTGGACGACGAGGCTTAACGTAGATATGTGGGTTTGCTGAAATAACACCAGGCGTGATGGTGTTTGCATTAGAAAGCAAGAAGTTGAATTGAATACGCTCTTCGTCGCCATACTCAAGTCCGGTGACGCCGCTAACGGAGTCTTCTTCGGCTGCATAAGAGCGCTGTATGGCACTCCAGTACGGCAGGTGGTTCTCCTCAAGGAGCCTCTCGGACTCCTCAATGCGGCGAGACCACTCAGAGGTTTCTTCACTAGATAGTTCTATTGTTATATTTTCGTCTGACATTGTCCCGATCTTACTTGACAAAAGTTAGTAGTTGAACTCCTAATGTCAACACGCGTTTAAGCGTTTGGAGGAGCCATGACAGCAGAGACACCTACCGATAATTCCGAAGAGATCCAGAATGAGGATAACTTTGAGGAAACCGGAGAAGAGGTAACCAGTGTTGATGGTGACGACGAGCAACTTGCAAGCGAGTCTGATAGCCACGATGAAGATGCCTTTTGGAATGGAAACCCTGAAGAGCTTCCTGATGATTTGAAGTCTACCTACAAGAGTATGCAAGGTGCATTCACAAAACGGATGCAGCGCCTTTCCGCTCTTGAGAGTAAATACTTTGATTCTATCGATGCTGCAAATGCTGCATTGATGTCAAGGAGTGACCAGCGGTCAGCGCCAGAGTCTGAACAGGTTGAGGAAACCCCACCTGATATGGCAAACGGCGCTTCCCCTGACGACGTTATCAATTATTACGTTGAGCAGGCAGTGGCCAAGGCAATGGATAAAACCGGAGTTGGAAGACTTGCCGAAGAGATGCAACCAGTTGCACATCGAGAAAGGGTTACTGCCGCGTACCGTTCGTTCGCAACAGAGAATCCTGATTTCGATCACCAAAAACTTGCTCCACTCGCTGGTCAGATCATTGACAATGATCCTGAGCTTGCCGAGTTGGCGCAAACCAACCCAAGTGCTGCCATTCGTCTAGCTGCTCGTGTAGCGCGCGCAGAGATCAAGACGATGGCAACGAAACAAAAGACAAAGAAGCGCAGACAGGCTGCTCCTGTTTCTGCGAGGAGTGGTACGGTCGTCCAGCATCGAAGAGAAAGTATGTTGGAGGCTGCTACTCGCGCCCTCAAAGAGGCGGGTGTCAACCCAGATTCGCTTTAGCCTTAAGGAATAGAAAATGCCTGCTGTCACAGCACCAATTGCATTTGATCGAGTCTATTCGACTACCGCAGCCGCTGAGCGGTCTACGGTGGCGATGGAGATCGTCCAATCCAACCCCCTCCTCTGGCACATGTATCGCCAGGGCTCCATTATCTATGAAGGCGGCACCGAGTGTCGTGTTCCCATCGTTCTCTCAGAGTCTTCAAATGTGGGTGCCATCGGCACGTATGCCACGTTTGCAACCACTCCTGAGGACGGTCCCGACAAGGCTCGTTACCACTCGTGGTACAAGAATCGCGCCTCGATGGTGATCGACAACACTGAGCTTGCCCAGAATCGTGGCAAGTACCAGATTGTGAACCTTCTTCAGTCGAAGATGGCGATCTCCAAGATCAGCATGGTCAATGACCTTGCCCGCCAGATGTACGCAGACGGTGGCGCAGAGTCGGCAACTTCAACTACCCCGCTTGAGCTTAACGGCCTTGACTCAATGATCGAGACTGTTGCCTTTGGCTCTCAGGACGGCACTGGTGTAACCAATGTTGGTGGTATCGCGAAGGCTAGCTATCCTGCTGTTTGGCAGAATCGATACGGCGTGATCACTGCTTTTGGCACTGACGGTCTGGACGTTTGGGAAGAGGTCTACATGGACTGCTCTAAGAAGGGCACCCATCCTGACATCATCCTGACTGACCCCACCGTGTATCGCTTCTTCAAGCGACTGGTTGCTCCTAACCAGGAAGAGCGCGACGTGGCAATGTGGAACCAGGGCTTCGAAAACCTGCTCTTCAATGGCACTCCGGTTGTTCCTGACGACGAGCTTGCTGGAACCGGCAAGACCTACTTCCTGACCACCTCTGGCCGACGTGGAGTCTCTGACTTCAATCTGAAGCCTGAGTACTGGGACGTTCCAGGAAAGAATCCGTTGGTACAGGGCAAGGGCACTGGCATCGGCATGCAGCTTGCTATTCTTCGTTCGGACGACTTCCGTCAGACTGAGTTCCTCACGCCGCCTAACAGTGACGTGATCCTTAGTCATACTTATTTTACCGGCATGTTCGTTTGCTCTTCATTGCAACGACAGGGTGTGACAAACTTCACCGCTGCTGGCATCCAGTTTTAAGCTGAGAGAGGAGACACTAAAATGTCTGGATTTATGTTTGGTGGTTCAGCTCTTGTGCTGGACATCGGAGTTAAGAATACAACGGGTATCACCCTTCAACGCGGAGACATCGTTCAGGTTGCACTGCTTAACTCAGATGCAGCAGACGGCTTCAATGCGGTCATCCCCGCCATTGGAGCCACAACGGTGGGGCAGCTTGCCCCGTATGGAGTTGTTCAGGCCCCCAATGGACACTTGATTCCTGACGACGAGGAGATGATTATTCGCATCCTTGGCGTTACGGATGTCTCCCTTCAGGTAGACACCGCAACTGCTTACAGTCAAGATCAGGTTTCTGCTCCTAACACTGCTGGCGCTGCTGGCGTTCGATGCACACTTGATGCTTCGGGAGCGCTTACCTCTACGGGAGCGCTTGGCGGTCTTCAGGAAATGGCTCGCTGCCATGCAGTCATTCTTGGCGCGAACGTGACCACTGCTGGCACCGGAGCCCGAGAGTGGGTTTCGTGCTGGTTTAACGGTCTTCCCTAATAATTAACGTGTGAGCCAGGGGGCTTCGGCTCCCTGGCAATCACAGCTAGGAGAATTGAAAATGGCTGTAGCCACACACGTTAGTCGAGTATCGAAGGAGTATGCTCCTTTCGGTTATTCGATTATGGAAACCGTAACGGCGAGCAGAGATGTAGCCGCTGGGGACACTGACGCATTCTACGTTCCTGTTTATTTTGCAGACGACGGTGATGTCTATGTTGAGTCAGCAACGCTTTGGACTCAGACCCCGCTTGGCTCTGAGGTCACTAACTACTGGACAATGAGCCTTGTTAGCGGAGAAAGTGCGGTTGCTCACGAAGCAGCCATCTCGTCAGGAGTTGGCGGTGCTAGCACAGAAATCCTTATAAACGTGCTTACGGACATGCCGATTACGACGCCAGTTGTGTCGCAAAGAAGCACAATTTGGCTGAAGTGCTTGCCGAATCACGCAAGCTCTGCTGCCGAGTCCCTTGGCGTAATCGTTCGTCTTCGCCGCAAGGCTTAGTTAATCCCCCGCCCAGCTTGGAGGGTCGTTCGTGAACCTCAAGGAACTCAGAACGGCTCTTCAAGACCGGCGGGAGGACTATTCCGCCAGCGATGCAAAGCTGAACCGAAAGGTTAACCAAGCCTATCTAGACATATGCTCTAGGCGTAAATGGGGTTGGTTGCGAAGAGAGTTTACGACAGACATTCGTAACTCCATTCTCGTGACTGGAGTCGATCCAGCCGTTTCTGCCAACAGCAGAATCACCGTTAATAACGGCGAGAGGTTTATTTTCATTGAGTCGGCAGTGGCCCCCACGGGCAGAGAGGCTGGCTGGAACAGAACCATCCTCTTCGACTCGACCTTCTACAAGGTTGTCCACACAACAAACGCTGGTGGCGCAATTACCTTGTGGCTGGACAGGGAGTACACAGGTCCTACGTATCCGAATACGGCTGTTACCCCAACGGACTACGGGACACTGACATTCCTAAGCGACGAGGTGGCATTGCCCCTTGGGACAAAGACTCTGATTGAGTCTGTCTTGTTCAAGGGAACGACAGCCTATCCATTGTCCTTGTCGCATGTATCCCCCTACCTGATGGCTCGGAACGACAAGAACACAACGGGACAGCCCACGAGTGCGTCTGTTATCGAGAAGGAGCCCATCCCAAGGCCCAGGAAGGCGATAAGCGATTTTGGTGCCCTTACGGCTAACACAGGGGCGGCGTTGGTACAGGGAGCTACCTATACTTACTGGTACACCTATGTGGACATAGTGACGGGCGCTGAGTCATCCCTGAGCCCCCCTTCAACGATTACCCTTAGCTCCATACAGGGAACGGTTACATTCCCCACCATTACTGCGAGGT